TCTTTTACGGTTGCCATTATTCCTCCATGGATAGGATGCGGCGCTTGCGGTAGATGCTGCGCCAGGATGACGGCAGGGAGGTTCTGGTTTTTGTTTCGAGCTGTTTAGCTGTGGTGCGTTTGACGATGGCCGCCTTTAAGCGTTGCGCGGCTGCGGTCATGGCGGTTGCCTCAAACTCCTCGATAGCGGACAGGCGCTCCTCGTATGCTCGCCAGTAGGGTTGCATCCGGTCGCTTCCATCCTCCCCGGTGGCGGGCGGTATGATCCACTCCGGGTGTTCGAGGTCTATTTGGGTGAGCAAGGTCTCTTCGTCGAACGGTTGCCAGAGAGAGGTGATTTCCTCACGCAGGCGCTCGAACGGGAAGAGGAAAAGGGTTTCTATTGGGTGCTCGGACAGGAGGGATTCAAGGGCCTTTCGGACGATGAGTTGGTTCCTCTCCCAGGGTAGAGGGGAGCCCGGGAGGTAGCGTTTGTACTGAGCACGGAGCCTCAGTTCCTCCATCCGGTCGATTGGTTCCATCAGGACGCCCTTGCCTTTCGCATGGCGCGGCTGGGGCGCTTTTTTGAGTGCTCGGGCAGGTCCGAGGTCTTGGTCGAGGTGTAGTCACTCAACTGTTCCTCGGACATATCCGATGCCATTCGTTTGATGCGCTTTCGCACACCGGAGGGGAAGGAATCGATGGCCTTCCCCCTTTTATAGGCAAGCACCATGCCCATAAGGCCGTGCTGGGCTTTGGAAGTGGATGGCATGATTATGCCTCCTTTTTTGGTTTCCTTTTCGGAGCCGCCTTGGGTGCGGGCGGCGGTTTGGGCTTTTCTTCGAGAGCCTCCTTGACGGAAGTTCGAAGCCCGGTCGGAACCTCTCCGATTTCCTTCAGGCCGAGTTTAATGAGTTCGGCCCACCTCTCTACTGTTAAATCCATGAGTTCACCTCATTAGGTTCCCGGATCGACCAGAGTTCCGCCGGTAGCGTCATCGCCCACGTAGTTAAGTACGAGGCTGCCGTTGGCTTTGTCTTGGGTAATCGGGGTGGCCGAGCAATTGGAGAAATAGTTCGTCCGTATGATGCAGACGATTTCATCCTCGGTCATGCTGGAGTTAAATTCGATCGGCACTGCATCGGCACCCTTGTCGGTCGGTCCGATGAAGTCGTTGTTGCGAATGGAGAAGGCATAGGATTTCGCGCCTGCGCCGGGGTCTCCGAAGATGATCGCCTTGGCGTCTCCGTCGGCCGATTCGAGTTCAAAGATGCAGTCCTCGATAAGGGCCTTCGGGATTCCGCCGACGCCGACCGAGATGTAGTAGGCAACGCCGGTGGTGGCATCGCCGCCGGTGAATCGGCAGTTCTTCATTACCATGCCGGTAGTGGCATTGGTGGCATCGTCGATGGTAAGGCCGGCAACGCCGGAGACATCGACCGAGTTAAGGTTGAACCAGCAGTCGTAGAAGAAAAGACCGTTGACTGCGGTGGTCTGAGCGACGTCGAACAGGGTCTTGGCGGTGGTGCCGCCTGCTACCAGAAGGAACTCGACCCCATGGAAGCCCACCCCGTCAACGTCAACGGCGACAAGGTTGGCCCCGTCGTCGGCGTCGTGGGTGATGATGGTTGATGGTTTGCCGCCGAAGGGGGGAATGGCGGCTACGAACTGCATATCCGCTTTGGGAGTAAGGGCCGCAGAGGACACATCAACGGAATGGGTCCCGGGGGCGAGAATGATGGTGTCGCCCGCGGCGCCCATCGAGATTGCCTGGGCGATGGTTTTGTACGGCGAGCTGGCGGTGCCCGCATTGCCGTCCGATCCGTTGGTGTAGTCTACGAACCAAGTATTCCCAAAGGGATTCATCCCTGCGTGTGCCGGTAGGGTAAGGCCACGCGGATAATGGGAAACAGACATTTTTGTTCTCCTATCTGTTTAAAGGTTTATGGGTGGTTATCAGCCGGTGGAGCCGTCGATTCCGCGCCAAGTGCCGTAGCCTTTGGTGTGGCGTTGGTAGACGGTGGCGATGGCATTCTTCGTCCAAGGGTCGTCAAACATATCGAATATCGGACGGTCCCTCCACAGGAAGTTAAGGTCGTGTTCGCCTTTGCGGGCGGCCAGGAACCAATAGGTGGTGGTGGTCAGATAATGACAGACCATCCACGCCAGGTCCTCTTCGACCAAGGCATTGATTTCGTTGTCGCTGGTGTAGGCTTTTTGGGGGGAGCCCAGTACTTCGCGGGCAACGAACTTGTTCTCCGGAGCGATGATGACCATAGATGGGGTCATAAGGCGCGGGAGGTTTCGTTCATCGGTCATGTTCTCGAACCGGGTGATTGCGTTTTGCAGGCCGGTTTGAGAAAAGGCGATGTCGGTTGAGGGGCGGTTGGCACGGGAAGTGCCGTCAAGGCCGGTGTGGGCCGTCGAGCACAGAGACTCGCTAGAGGTAAAGCCGGTGTAGGATGTGGAGAAGGCGTTGTTAAGGACCGACCATGCGTCCACTTCCTGACGGTTGCGGGAGGCTCGGGCGAGTTCACGCACCATTTCACGCAGCACGCCGTAGAGTTCATCGCGCCATGCTTCCCAGGTGATTTCCACAGCCAAGCCGTAAGGGGATGCGGTGTAGGTTTTCGTTCCGCCCATCAGGATTTCGTCGAGCGTGAACTGCTCGCCTTCATCTTTTCCAGGCAGGGTTCCAAGGCCGGAGACCTGTTGGTCGGTCGCCGGGTTCCATTCGAGATCGGACACGTTGAAGAAGAGGGGAAACTCCATCGGGCGTTCCTTGCCGGTATCAACGTAGACCTTTCTCAGGTCGGGGGCGAGTAGCGCAGAGATCGCGCCGCTTCTGGTTGCCATTGTTAAATCCTCCTAGTAGTTGTTTGCCCGGGAATTAGTGTTGGCAACCTTTTCCTCTCTTAACTATGATGCCACTACGTCGAGATTGCGGCCGGTTTGAAGCACGATGAAGCCGACTTCGCCACCGGAAGTGCCGACGGGATCGATCAGCTCGACAATCTTTACGGCAGGTTCCTGGCTGACGGCGGTGCTGCCGACATCGACTGCGTAGACCGAGTCGGTGTCGAGCTTGGTGATGGCAGCCGTTGCGCCCAAGTGGGTTTGGGCGATGGTAACGAGCGCCGGGGTCGTTTCCGAAGTGATGAGCTGGCCTTTGAACATGGTCTGAGGGGTGGCCACATGGACACCGACCTTGGCCGTGGACGAGCTGGTGGCATCTTCGGCGGCAAAGCCGATTATGCCGGCAGAGACATCGACTGAGTCCCCGACGGATGCGACGGCGGTGGTATCGGCCGCGCCGACATATCCGCTGTCAAATTCCACAGGGTCGCCGGCGACAAAGGTGTCAGCACTCCCCTGCGCCGCAACAAGTACCGGATGGGTGTTGAGCCCCAACGTCCGGTGCGGCATGATTTTCTTCGTTGCAATAGCAGTCATTTTCGTGTCCTCCTTGAACGGTTTTTACGGCGAGGTCGTTCTCGTCGTAAGTAGTGATGGTGGTGGAGAAATGGTCTCCGTAAAACTCGGCGACGGTTTCGTCTCCAAGTATGCCGTGGGCATGTTTTGCCCATTGACTTATGGTTTGCTGCCACATCCAGAATGGCTGAGATGAGTCGTCGTGAGGGACGTCAAAGATTTGATTCATCCTGGTTTCGAACTCAAGGTCGGCAGGGGAATAGGTCTGCCAGTACGGGTCGGTGGTGGGCTTTACGGCTTCCATCTCGGTGCAGGCTTTCTTGGTGATAAGGGTGTCGAGGATGTCCTTGCCGCGGACCTTGGGGTAGTCCTGCCAGTGTTTCTTCAGGGCGTCCTTTACGATGGACTTGACTTCGAGGGCCTCTTCAAGGGATTTGCAATACCAGAAGGCGGCATAGGGTTCGACGGATGATTCCCGCAGGTCGAGGCCGGCCTTTCCGGGGATGGGGGATGAGAGGTCGTAGAAGTAAGGAAGTGCCCATTGAAGATTGTGGATTCGGATCAGCTCTTTGAAGTTTCGCGGTCGGCAGACCACCTTCCAGCACATCATCCGGCAGTGCTGGGGGATGAACCGGAAGAATTTAAAAAGGATGTGGTGCCAGAAGTTGCAGTTCATTCCGGAGGTGCCGATTCGGGTGTGCAGCCAGATTTGCTTGGCGTTTACCTGCGTGGGGACCTTCAGGCGCCAGGTCTGGGTGTCGGGCACGGCCTGTCCGGAGTCGATGAGTCTCTGGACGGTTTCGTGCTGGGATTTGGTAAAGTACGGTTTCCACCACATCAGCGCGTCCCCCTTCGGCCAAGGCCCGGGACGGCGCCGGTTCGAAGCATCTGGTCTCGTTTCTGGGAGGCGACTGCGCGGGCGTGGCGCTTTTTCATAACCTCCATCATATTGTCGTTGCCCTTGCCGGTCGGGGCGTGCTCGGGGTCGGTGACGACCCGAATGCCGGAGCCGCGGACCTTCTCACCGAGTTCGAGGATTCGGGAGTTGATTCCCTCTTGCTGGGCGAGGCGTTTGTATTCCTGCTGGGCTTCGATCTGGGCGAAGCGTTCGTCGGTGATGCGCATGAGAAGGGTGTCGCCGATTCGGCGGTATCCGTCGGCACCCTTTAGTTCGGGGGCTTCCGGCATGGAGGCGTCTACGACTGCCCATCCGAGGCGCTTGGACCGCCAGATGTTGCGGCCGTTCTGCCCGAAGTATTCCCATTTGTAGTGGTAGCCGGGCTGGGCCTTGTCGACGGTGAGTTCGTCCATGTGTTGAAGGATTTCACGGTCGGGTTCGAGAGATGATGGGTCCACGCCGTAGACTTCGTGCTCGGTCTGGATCGATTCGGCGGCGGCCTCAAGGTTGTCGGTTCTGGCCTTTAGTTCTTCGTCGCGTTCGTGGCCGGGCGGTGGGAGATTGGGTTCCACGTCGTCTATTTGGGAGGGTGTTATGATAAAAGGTTCGTCCGGTATTCTGGTCATAGTTATTCTCCTTCCTCGGGATTTAATTCAGGGTCATGTTTTCCGGTCTGCTCCCAGAAGTCCGACCAGCCGCCTTTATAGCCCATGGACTGGTAATAGGAGTCGACGTTCTTTCCAAGTGCCCGGATGGCTTTGAGGTTCTCCTTGTCGAGGATGTCCTCTGGTTTGGGGACGTTTGGGTTCGAGCCGTTTGCGCCGCCGCGGGCTCCGCCGGATGCTCCGGGGTTCTGGGTGGCGGTCTCGGCCTGAGCGCGGAGCCAGGATTCTTGCTCGGAGCCGAGGATCGTTTCGAGGTTTTCCCCGACGGCAAGACGGTAGACCTGCATCAGGGCCTCGGGGTTGGCCTTCATCTCAGGGGGAAGTTGGGATACTTTGTCGTCGTAGGCGCGTTTGACCTCGGGTACGTTTAAGCGAGGCATTTTGTTTGAGACGATTTCCTTGGATAGTTGGCCGATCGAGTTCATGCCAAATTCTTCGAGCTTGCTGACCCGTTGGGAGATGGTCTGCTCGGTCTGGATGGAGTTCAGTTGGCCGACCAGTTTGTCCCGCTCGCGCAGGAGCTTGCCGACGCCCTTTCCTTCGTAGACGGCCTTGTCCACGGCCTCGTCCATGTCGGCGATGCGCTGTTCCAAGGTGGCGATCTTGGTGGCGTTCGGATCGACGGCCGGCTGCTGCGGCGGCTGGTACTGCTGCTGGTTGCGTTGCTGCTGACCGAAGCTCTCGAAGTTTAGAAGGGCCTGGTCCAGTTTTTGCGCAAGTGCCTGGTTTTGTTCCACGACTTTGTCGAAGTCCTCTTTGGTGACGAAGTTTGGGGCGGGTTCAGCCTGAGCCCCGCTGCCTGCGTCATCCTTGCCCGGTTCGTTCTCTGTAGTCATTGTACTCAATCTCCTCTTTCAGTTTGTGTTCAACGGCACGCCGAAGCGTATCGTATGCCATTGCCTCTCCCTTTTTCATCAGTGCCGCCTTGTCGTCGGAGCCCATGAGGTCCACGCAGGCGTTTCGCGCCCTTTGTGCCCGCAGGTGCATGTCGCTTATGAAAGAATCCATAGCATCTGCGGATACTTGAGTATACTCTATCCAAAAAAGTTTGTCCATTATGATGCACCTATGGGTGGTGGTGAGGTAGGTGGTTGACCACCACCTGTTGCGCCCGGCATCATGCCGAGAAGCTGGGTTATGGCCTGCTGGGGAGCGCCGGCCGCGGCGGCGTCTATTTCCTCGTCGACGTTTATTATGAAGGCAATCGGGTCTCGAATTTGATCGAAGGTCCGGATGGTGCGGTCGATGATTTCCCCGGCTGAATTGGCTATTTTCTTGGCGACATCGACGACGGCGGGCGGGGTTTGCGGGTTGGCGGCTATCGTTACCAGTTCGAGGGTCCGTTGGTAGTATTGGGAAAGGATATTGACCAGCATCATAGCGTTCTGGCGGTCGGCCTCTTTATTGACCGATGATGAGGTGACGGTGAGCTCGACGTTTACCCGCTCATCGAAGTTCTTGTCGCGCAGGAGGCGGAAGATCGATTGCGCCTCGTCTACGCCGACCACCTGAGTGATATGGGCCATGACGGCAGCATCGTTTGCCAGCAGGCGTTCCTGATAGCGGTAGAGACCCTGGATGACGGCGCCGGCAAACCCGTCTCGAATAGAGTTGAAGGCCGGGGCGAAGCGTTTGTTCACCTGCTGGAGCAGGGAAAGGGTGGTGATGCCGGGGGTCCGGTTGCCCATGACGGAGGATGCGCGGGGGTTTGACATCTCGTTCACGCCGACCCGGCGTTCGGCGAGTTGAATAATCATGGCTTGAAGCTGTGGGAGGGAAGCGTATATTTCCCCCATTTGAAGGGGTATGAGGTCCTCCTTCGGGTTTGGGACCGATACTTTCTTGTTCGGCCAGATACGCATGTCGTCGTCGACGGCGCCTTCCTTCGCCACCCACATTCGAGAGTTGGCGAGAAGCACGTTAAGGGTCTGGTAGTTGTGAAGGTCGGTCAACTCCTCCTCGTAGGAACGGAGCATTTGAAGGACGCCAATGCCGTAGACCATGTGCGGTCGGCGCTGGTAGCAGCGAAGCACGCCCGGGCGGCGGTCGTAGGGAGCATAGCCGACTTTTAGGACGGAGCGGCTGGTTCGGTCGAATACGACGTAAAGGTCCTCATCGATGCCGTCGCCGTCGATGTCAAAATAACAGTAGATGTCAAGGATTTCGTAGAGGTGGCCTTTTCGCTCCAGGCCCTCAATGTGCTGTCCGAGGTTCTCCCGGCGGGTCCGGACCCAGTCCTTTGCGCCGGCCGCCTGGATGCCGAGGGTGTTCCAGTCGTTTGCTTTCGCTTGGGCTTTGATGTCCTCCATGGTGTAATAGAACCGGATGCCGAACCAAGGCAGGTCGTCTAGAGAGCCCTTGCTGCCGCCCGGGACGATGAAGTCCTCGATGGGCATACAGTAGGCGCGGGGGCCGGAGGAAAGGGTGGTGGATACTCGGGTTTTACGGCGAATTTCGGTCCACGGAACGTAGAAGAAGGAGGTGCCCAGTTGCACGTTGTCGAGGGTGAAGTCGTCGCCGGAGGTCTCGAAG